CAATGCTGCCGCTACAGTTGCTCGCAGTCATAATATGGTTCGAGCCTTTGCTATTGCGCCCACTGCCTCCTGCAGTTATCGAAGCACAGATTTGGATGGCTTTACTTGCACCCCAGAAATTGCGCCCCCAATCTCCCGGACTGTTGACCGCGATTCGGGTACTTTCGGTGTTCAAACCTATGAATACGGTAATGTAGAAATTGCATCTGAAGTAGGATGGGATGCATATAAGCGTGTTGCTGATGGTCTAATGACAATGCTTAATAATACGGGACTTCTTCACGGGTACAGCTTCAATAGTTGGAGTGATGTCGTTAACTATGACGAAGCCTTTATTGAAGAGTGGTTGGAATCTCCGCAAACCTCCCTTTATTACAGTCTGCAAGTGATGGGTGATACCCAAGATAAATCAAATGTTTACGCTGCTTTGGGTGAAGACATTGATGAATATATTGCAGATCTTTTTTATGAACATATTGAAGAACAAACATGTGATTGCCAAGAATGAATCCTTACGAAAAACTACAAGCTCGGAAACGAAAATGGACACCAGTACAGACAGATGCTGGTATTTGCAAAGAAGGCTCGGAGGAAACGATCCTCCGTGCTCTTGCATTAAGAAATATGGAACTGCCTGTGGGCGATTTTATCAATGAAGCTTTAGAAAAAACTGTTCCAGACTCAGCGCGTAAGTTGCTTACGTCTAATGTTAAAGACGAAGAGAACCATGACCTCGCGTTGGGTTACATCGCCAATGCCTACGGAGTAGATGCAAAGGCAGAAAAAGAAGCCTTAGCTTTGCAAAAAGCATGGACTTCACACCCTGATCACACAATCACCAAAGCAATGGTAGCTGAACGTGCAATCTTTTTTGTATTGCTACCTTTCTTTCGGTTTAATGGTGATGCAGGAATGCGCACAGTAAGCGCTGATATTAGTAGAGATGAACAAATTCACGTTGCTACCAATAGTCTTGTTCATAGCGAGTTGAGGCTTGATATCAGTCCTTCTCTTGATAAACTCAGGAAAGCAACTATCCATTGGGTGATGCAACCCCTTAAGGTTGGAGCATCCGATAAATATTTGGACAAAAAATTTTGGCTGGATTCAAGCGATCGGCTGATGTATGAAGGAAAAGCGCCTGAGCTTTCCGCTACACGGTCAGCACGGATGCCAGCATTCTTTGAACATAGTAATGTCAACCTCCCCCAATATGCTTGAAGTTCTAGGGATGAATGCCCAAGGACTTATCCACGCACTAGAAGAATCCTTTCCACCCACTAACCCTACACCTGAAGATACAATGGAAAAAATTATGTACCGATCTGGTCAGCGTAGTGTCGTTGAATGGGTCATCAAATATATGGAGGAAAATTAAATGGCGATGACACTTGCTGAAGCTATTGCTTTTGGAGAAAAAGGTGGGTCTGCTAAAGATTTTATAAAGAAACAAAAAGAAGCAGAGGTAAGAAAAATCCTGCAAACAAGTCAGTACCAAAGTACTGGCGAAGCACTGGGTTCTACTTATGCACGACGAGGTAATGAATTTGCACGTAAGTATCTAGAGGCAACTGCACCTAAACCTACTCCTGTACCTGCAGCTCCAACCCCAACCCAACCAACAACAACCCCACCACCAACAGTCGATCCGCCACCAACAACAACACCACCACCAGCAGTAGATCCGCCACCCGCTCCTCCCACTCCTATTCCTGAACCCCTTCCTGAACCTGAAGGGCCACCAGCTTATGACTACATGAGGAAGCTTAAAAGCATTGGTGTGAAACTACCAAAATCACCTGCTCAACAGCAACGTCGTGGTGGAGGAACTGCCGGAGCATTTGGCAGAAAAGGTTTACGTATTACATCTCTTAATCTAGCATGAACGCAAGGAAAAGGTATGACGAACTATGTTCAGAACGTTCACAATTTCTAAGCGAAGCTGAAGAATGTGCTCGATTGACGCTACCTTATTTGGTAAGGGGTCATGAAGAGCATGTCACTGGAATGAAACAATTTAAAACCCCTTGGCAATCCGTAGGATCAAAAGCAGTTACTGCGCTAAGTTCTAAACTTATGCTTGCACTACTGCCTCCACAAACCAGTTTCTTTAAACTGCAACTAGATGAAAGTCAGTTGGGTGCAGAGTTTGGTCCTGAAATTAAAGCCGAGTTAGACCTTTCATTTGCAAAGGTGGAACGTACTATCCTTGAATCAATTGCAGCTTCTGACGATCGTGTCGCTGTGCATCAAGCACTTCAACACTTGGTTGTAGCAGGCAACGCTTTGATCTTTATGGGTAAAAAGGGTCTTAAAGTTTTTCCTTTAAATCGCTACGTTGTAGAAAGAGACGGGAACGGCAACGTACTAGAAATCGTTACCAAAGAAAAAATTAGCAAAAAAATTATTGACAAAGATCTTCCAGATGCTTTTGAAAACAAAGATGTAGTTGACACTACTACTTCAAATAACAAAGAGGTAGATGTTTATACTTACATTAAACGTGATAACAATCGTGTTGTTTGGCATCAAGAAGTATACGATAAAGTAATTCCAAAGTCAGTCAGTAAGGCACCATTGGATGCAAACCCTTGGCTTCCTCTAAGGTTCAATACTGTTGATGGGGAAGACTATGGTAGGGGTCGTGTATCACAATTCATTGGTGATCTCAAATCCCTTGAGTCTCTTTCCCAAGCCTTGGTTGAAGGCAGCGCTGCAGCTGCAAAAGTTGTGTTTGTTGTCAGTCCTTCATCTACAACTAAACCTGCTACCCTAGCTAACGCTGGTAACGGTGCTATCATCCAAGGTCGTCCTGATGACGTTGGTGTAGTACAGGTTGGTAAAACTGCTGACTTCCGTACTGCATTTGAAATGTCTCAGATTTTTGAGCGTCGAATCAGTGAAGCTTTCCTTATTCTAAATCCACGTAATGCAGAACGGGTTACTGCTGAAGAAGTAAGGATGACACAGATGGAACTTGAACAGCAACTTGGAGGATTGTTCTCATTGTTGACTGTTGAGTTTCTTGTACCATATTTGAACAGGAAGCTTTCTGTTGCACAAAAGACTGGAGAAATCCCACGTATTCCAAAAGGTATTGTACGACCAACAATTGTTGCTGGTATTAATTCCTTGGGTCGTGGTCAAGATGCTGTAAGCCTTGGTCAATTCTTGCAAACCATTGCCCAGACCATGGGTCCAGAAGCCATCGCCCAGTTTATTAATCCTACTGAAGTTGTTAAACGTCTTGCTGCTGCACAAGGTATTGATATATTGAACCTTGTTAGATCAGAAGAAGAGTTGAATCAACAACAGATGGCAGCACAGCAACAGCAAGAACAAGCACAAAATATGGAACAAGCTATTGCAATGTCTAAGACTCCACTTATGGATCCTACAAAAAACCCACAACTTAATGCTGACCTACAGTCAGCTGCTGAATAAATTTTAAAACCACCATGACTACTATTACTGTTGACGGATCATCAGAAAATACTGAAGTTCTTAATAGTGAAGAACAAGATTCACTTGCTGTAGGTGAACAACTAGAACAAGAACAAAACTCACTTCTTGCTGGTAAGTATAAAGATGCACAAGAACTAGAAAGTGCATACATTGAGCTACAAAAAAAGCTTGGTGAAAATACTGTTGATGAGCCTGAACCTGAACAGGAAGCTGTTGAAGAAAATACTGAGCAGGTAAACTTTCTAGATCAACTCTGGGAAGAATCCATGTCTGAATATAATCAAGAAACTCTTGATAAACTTCGTGGCATGGACCCTGCAGAACTTGCTAATATGTACCTTGATTATCGAAAAGAGGTACAAGAACAAGCACCTGTACAAACGCTGTCCAATGAAGAAGTGCAGCAACTTAAAGGTGTTGTTGGTGGTGAAGAAAATTACCAACAACTTTTGTCTTGGGCAAGTCAAACCCTGAGTGAGCAAGAGATTAACATGTTTGATCATGTTATGGATACTGGTGATACCAATGCTTGTTACTTTGCTATCGCATCTTTGGCTCAACGTTACAAAGATTCTGTAGGTTATGAAGGACAGATGTTGACAGGCAAAGCACCCACTAATACACAGCAACAATTCCAAAGTCAAGCTGAACTTGTTCAAGCGATGAGTGATCCTCGATATGATAAAGATCCAGCATATCGTAAGAACGTAATGGATAAACTTGCAAACTCTAACATTGATTTTTAATGCCTAAAGTAAACGGTAAGCATTACCCTTACACTGCTGCTGGTATGAAAGCTGCAGCAGCTGCAAAAAATAAAAAGAAGTCCACTAAAAAACCTGCTAGTAAAAAATACTGACATGGCAAAACAAGGACTTTATTCAAACATCCACGCCAAGCGTAAACGTATTGCTTCTGGCAGTGGTGAAAAAATGCGAAAGCCCGGTAGTAAAGGAGCACCTACCGCAGCTGCCTTTAAACGCTCCGCTAAAACTGCTAAAAAAAAGTAATTCAAAATGAAATCTATTATTGCCTCTGGTCTCCTCCTCAGCATTGCTAACGCAGCTGTTGCTGGTCCTTATGTCAACATTGAAGCTAACTCTGGTTGGGCTGGATCTAACTATGGTGGTACCGTCATTGATAACCACATCGGTTATGAAGGTGACAGCTGGTACATTCAAGGTGGTCCTTCTATTGTGTCTCCTGATGGTGGTGAATCTGAAGTAGAACTGTCTGGTAAAGTTGGTGGTTCTGTGCCACTGTCTGAAAAGCTTAATGCCTATGGTGAGCTGTCGTTTATCACTGGTGATGTTGACAATGGCTATGGTACTAAAGTCGGTGTGAAGTATAGCTTCTAACTATCTGCTTGTGGTGGGTGGGTCGGAACAAATTTATTTTTTTATATCAATACTTTATAAATGACTACTACTGTACTTACTCCACAAAGGTCATCCTGGGAAGAATTTTGTTCTTGGGTGACCTCCACTAACAACCGTCTTTATGTGGGCTGGTTTGGTGTGCTGATGAT